CCGACGAGAAGGAGAAGCCTACATCGCCGGAGATCTCGCCCCAGCGATGAAGCGCACTGTTGAAATTGTGCCCGTAGCCATCCGCTTTGACGCGGTAGACGATTTCCAGCTCGATCGAGCCGGAGTTCGGATCCCCGTGCTGATAAATGTCGATGCCTACCATGAGGTATCCAGAGGATCCGGACCACCACGTCATAACTTTTACTCCTTACATATAGGTATAAGAGCGGAGGGGATTAGCGGCTGACGCCGATACGCTCACGCAGCGATCCACGAGACACGCTACCGAGAGCATCGCCCGTGACTCCGTATGCCTCGACGCGCATACGACCAACTAGCTGATCATTGACGTCGCGCACGACCAGCTCGCGAGCAGACTGCGTCTTGCCAAGAGTCCAATCGGACATCATCGACGCCCGACTGTAAGCACCGAGTGCGTTGACTTGCCCGGCCTCGAGGTCGCGAATCTGTGCTTGACCAGCGGCCATCGTCTCCGCGATCGCAGCCTTAAAGAGGTGTTGCTTTTGGAGCGCGCCATCCGCGAGCGCTTCGACGATGGATTGACCTGAGTACAGGGTCCATCCGTGACCCGAGAAAGGGCCCTCCTTAGCGGGTGAGAATGGCAGGAGGTTACGGATACCACTGAGGAGACCGGAGACTGCGTTTTTTGCAGCTGCGAACATGCTCTTAATACCGTCGATGAGTCCGCTGATGATCTTCTTTCCTGACTCAAAGAGCATCCGTGGGAAGCCCGCGACAGCGGAGAGGATGCTTGAGCCGACTTGTGCGATCGCTCCGCCGATCTGCGGGATCGCCTGCACGATACCCGTGACCAGCCCGACGAGGATCTGAATACCCGCGGAGATGATCTTCGGGATGTTCTGTACGAGGATCGTGACGATCGTGACGATGATCTGTGGGAGCATCGCGATGAGCTGCGGGATCGCCTGCACGATGCCGGTGATGACTCCGACGAGGAGCTGGATGCCCGCCTCAATAATCATCGGGAGATTAGCGAGGAGCGTGTCCACGACCGTCGTGATGATCTGCGGGAGGGCTGCGATCAGCATCGGGATCGCTTGGATCAGACCATTAATGAGGGCATTGAGCATCCCCACGCCCGCCTCGATAATCATCGGCAGAGCCTGCACGAGTCCGGTGATGATGGTTGTGATGATCTGAGGGAGCATCGCGATCAGCGCAGGCAGAGTCTGCAAGATCCCGTCAATGACGGATTGGAGGAGCTGCGTTCCCATCTCAAGGATGCGCGGCAGGGCCTGCAGGAATCCGTCCATGAAGGTCGTGATGATTTGCGGGAGGGCTGCGATCAGGACCGGGAGGGCTGCGAATATCCCGTCGACCAGTCCTTGGAGGAGCTGGAGGCCGGATTCGATGAGCATCGGAGCGTTCTCCACGAGAGCTGTCGTGATCGCTGTGATCATCTGAGCGATAGCTGGTAGGAGCACCGGGAGCGCGTCAGACAATCCCTTGACCAAGGCCGGGACGATCTTCCCGAAAGCGTTCGACAGCTGTGGCATCGACTGAGTGATGGCATTGATGACCATCGTGACGACATTCGTGCCGGTCGCGAGGGCCTCGGGGAGGGCTCGCGCGATCTGCTCGCCGTAGACCGAGATCACCACAGGCAGGCTGCGCAGAGCTGTGCTGATCTGACCGATCAGCTCGACGCCGCCCTGCTGGACGATCGCACCGATACCAGCGAAAGCAGCAGCAGCCAAGCCGCCGAACGAGAGGAACTTCAGCATCCGACCGGGAGCAAACAGGCCGCCAATCTTAGCGAGAGACTCGCTTGCCTTCGGCGCGAGGCCTGACAGCTTCTCTCCGAATCCGTCAAAAGCAGCGCCAAGAGGCGCGAAAGCACCGCGCACGCGCGCGCCGATCGGTGCCAGCGGGCCGACGATCTTATCGCCAATAGATGACGCGACGCCGCCGATACGAGAGACCGCCGGAGCCATCCGCTCAGCGATTCCCTCGAATCCGCTGACCACGAATGACGACGATTTGGACACAGTGCCTTTTAGCGCACTCATACCAGCTGAGAGCTTCCCATTAGCTGAAGATAGTGCGCTTCCGAGGCGTGTGCCTCCGAAAAGCGTGTCAAAGAAGCCATCGGAGACGCCGGTCAGCTCGAAGCGAGCTGCGGTGATGCGCTTGGACATTTGTCCGAAAGCGCCGGTCACCTCACCGGGAAGACTCTTGAGGGATGCTAAAGTCTTGCCAGCTTCGGGCATACCCTTAGCGAAACTCGTAAGAGAACCAGAGGCTTTGCCCAGGGCACCGTCGAGGCCTCCGAAGAATCCCGCGATCTGCTGGAAATTTTTCAAGCCCGATCCCGAGGCGATGAGAGCAGTGAATCCCCCGGCAGTTATGCCCAGCTTAGATGCGAGCGACTCGACTGTCGTCTCTCCGCTCTTGACCGAGTCAGCGAGACGTTGGATCCAATCTGCTGCGCGCTCCGCGGCAGGTGCTAGGTAATCGCCCAACACGGGGACGAGATTGTCGGCGATTCCGTTAATAAGGTCTGTCAGAGGCGGCTTGACCTCTTTAAGAGCGCTAGTCAGCTGCTTGTTTATGGAGGCTTCTAGGTTTCCCCATGCGCCCTCAAATGTGGTCGCAGACTGCGCTGCTTTGATCGCGACTTCATCGAAGCCGAGTTTCATGATCGCGTCGTTGAATTCTTCAGCGGAGATCTGGCCCTTCGCCATCGCGTCGCGAAAATCGCCAGTATAGGCCCCTGCGTCTTTCAGTGCCTGCATGATCTTGCCCGCGCCACCGGGGATCGCGTTCGAGATCTGATTCCAGTCCTGAGTCATCAGACGACCGGCTGCGTTGACCTGCACCATCGCGTAGCCAAAACCCGCGAATTCGTTCTTGCCGCCGCCCGCAGCAGCGGTCAAGTTGCCCGCTGCTTCGGCCAGCTTGTCAAAGCCTTTGACCCCGTTCGCCGCGAGCTTCGATGTCATCGACTGGATGTCCTGCAGATCATAGATCGTCTTATCCGCGTAAGACTGAGCTGCTTCAGTCAGATCCTTGATCTTCCCCGGCTCAACGCCAGCAAACTTCAGAGTGTTCTGGAATTTATCGGTGGCATCTGAGGCCTTGATAGCCTCTGGGATGTAGGCTCCGAGGGCAGCTCCGAGACCACCAACAGCCGCACCTACTGCGCCGAGACCGATCTTCCCGATCGTCTCAAGCGCGCCGCCGACCCCACGAGTGAGGGACTCGCCGAGTCGCGAGCCCCACGAGGAGGTAGCCCCAGTGACATCGACGCCGCCTAGCTCTTTGGCGATTTCACTTTTCATCCCGTTAAAAGACGGGACAACATTGAGCCACGCGCTTCCGAGATCGGCTCCGCCTTCTGCCACTGGACTCCACCCTCTCTATTTAGATTTTCACAGTTGTCTCTTCCATATCGACCGCGGTGCGCGGAAGAGACAGATAAGCTTCGATAGCCTCCGGAGAGACCTCCTCGACGGCCTCTGCCGTCTTGCGCGCGCCAACGTGTGGACGTGGAATCGGCTTCGGAGCGTTCTTGCCCTTCGCCGCATCCTTGGTCTTCGACCACAAGAGCGTCATGAGCACGTCGGCTTGATGGGCTTCGAGGTGCTCTGAGACGCCCCACTCCCAATCCGGATTGGCCGCGCGATAGGTCCACGATTCAGGCTGGCGAGCGATAACGCCCGCCAACCTGACCGCAGTGCCGTAGTCGAAAGCCCTCCAAGACTGCTGGAAATAGCGGATGAAATCCGCCTCCAGCTCATCCGGATAATTGAGGACTAATCCTGCGAAGACGGCGATTTTGGGGCAGCGACCTGCATCGCCTTCATGAAGAATTCAGATGCAGCCTCGACGGAGACGCGCCCATCTTTATCGCGCAGAGCGTCATAAATCTCATCGCGCTTCTTCTTAGAGCCTCCAGCGAGGCGCAGCATGACCTTCGGGAAGACCAGCGGATTCCCGTCTTGGATCTCTCCGAGCTGCTCAAGAAGCTCCATATCGTCGAATTGCTGCGGGCCGATATTCAGCTTGACGCCCTTAATCGTATGAATTGCCATGATTGTTCTTTCTGTGCGGGGGATTGATTAGGAAAGAGTCGGATCAGGCTGGCAGAGCACCGCCGGAGACAGCTGCGATGTACTCGCGAGCGGTAGAGCCGTCGATCACAGCCGAGGGATACGCTGTGATGGTCGTTTCGTATCCGACTGCTTCACCTGCCTTGTAGACGACGTCGCCGACCTCGGTCACCTGACCGTCAGGGATGACGATTCGCTTGATGTATCCGCCTGCCATGATCATCTCGATCACGAAGACACGGTGAGGCATATCCTTGGCATTGTGATCGACGGTCACGAGCTTATTGCCCGAGGTCACCTTCACGTTTTCCTGTCCGTAGACCTCCTTGAGGACGTCAGGATCAAGAGACTGGATAAAGGTCAGCTGGAAGGTCTCCTTGCGACCAGTGCCGACGGAGAGGACAGTATCTCCACCCCACTCCTTGATATCTTCACTGTCCTTTTCGTTACCGTTGGTGAGGCCGTCTTCTGAAACGTAGCCGAGCTTGACGAAAGCAGAATTCAGCGTCGCTGCCGCGTCGGCAGGGATCGCAGTGCCTAGAGGTGCAGACGAGACCGCTCCGCCCTTTTGAGGCTTAGCAGTAGTGACGAGACCGGAATTTGGCTGTGCCATATGATTGTTTCCTTTCTAAAAAGGGTGAAAAACTGTGTGAGAGAAAGAGAGGAGGATCAGAGGTGATCCCAATCCATCGGAGGAGGAGGAGGAGGAGGAGGCGCAGCCGTCGGCTGCGCCGTATTAAAGAGAACCGCGTGGACAGTCAGCTGGAATCGTTGACTCCGACTGTCAGGATCCGCGAAATCATACATAGATTCGACCCTCGCGTCGGCGACCTCCGGAGCGACCTGCGGCCAGCCATCAATCGCAGCAGCGGCCTGCTGAGCGAGACCCGCAGCCTCGGCTTTCGACGGTGCCCACGCCTGCACCGCGAAAGTCGGCGAATCCGAGAAAGCGTCGATTTTTCCGCCTGTACGCTCGATTGATACGAGTTTGCCAGTCCATGAGACCGGAACTTGCGTTACGACTTGCACCTGTGGAAGATAGCTTCCCAGCCACTCACGCAGGAGCGCGGTTGAATCCATCTTGTTAGACCCTTCCTGCTCCGACTGCCTTTAGAAGCGTGTTTTCCTTGCGGTTGCGTCGTCGTGCCTCGAAAGTCTTAGCCTTGACGACGCCGTGCGGACGCCTCTTGCCTTGCTTGAGATCGAAAACGAAGCCCGGGCCTGCAGCTCGGGCGATCGCTTCGCCTGCGCGGACGACTGCGGGAGTCGCGAGCTCACGCAAAGCAGCATTATTCAGCTCGATCTTCACCTGATTACCCATAGCGTCACCCTTCTACGAGACGGACCGTGACCGGGCGATTCCACGCGCCGGGGACGTTCTCATCGGTATAGGGCTGCGGATCCCCTACGACCGCGTACATCGTCCCGCGGACGGCTAGACGAGTCGCCCGCAAAGACCCTGTAAAAGTCTTCGGGAAATGAAGAATCAGCGTGACCGAGTCCCCGTCCGGGCGCATGCCCGGCTCGAGATCCGCGGTCCCCGACGGAGCGACCAGAACATTCTCGATGACGCGCTGTGCGCTGTACTCGACGCTCGGCACGCCGTATGAATCGTCTGGCCCTTTGAGCGGCGCGAAAAGCGTTACCTGTTCTCCCCGGATCATTGCTTCCCGCCGATCGTCTGAACCGACACGAAGCGACTCGTGTGGATCCCGAGGCGCTTTCGATGAAGCCGAGTGAACGACAGACTCCCCGCCGGGCTGGACAGCGTGTAAGACTGGCTGTACGGACCGCCGGTCATTGTGGCCTGCGTGACGCCGGGGATGACGCCGCCTGCCTGCTGACGCGCCGAGTAATTGACCATGTCGCAGACGACGTCCGTCAAAGTGTCGGCGCGGATCTTGCCCGCGGCACGCTCGGCATACACGTCGATACCCGCGTATGCCAGCTCGTCGCGCACGATCCGAGAGGCCCGCTGGAGCTGCGCGGTGATCGTCGCACGATCAGACGCAGGCACAGCCCCATACATAGCCTCGTAGTCGGAGAGGGAGGCAAACCCCTCCACAGATTGACTTTCTGGATTTGGCACTTGCCTCCCCCTCCTATCTATTAGCCTTCAGCCGGAACCTCAGCCGCGAGCGCGATGCCGTAGTCGTCGCCGAGTTCGTCGATGACGGTTTGTGCGGTTTCGGGGTCGGTTTCGGCGCGTCCGTCGTGGAATTCGACGCGCGGGAACGTGATGAGCAGTTCCGGGTGGTCCGGGCAGGTGAGTGTGGTCATGGGTGTCTTCTTAGCCATGTTTTTCCTTCTTTCTGATCAGCCCTGTGCGACGGTGAGGACGCCGTGTGCCTTTTCGTTGCCGTAGATGAGGCCGGTCTCGCAGTAGAGCTGGACCTTGTCGGCGGAGCCGGTCTTTGCGAGAGGCTCGGCGAAGACGTGACCCTTACCGGGGACTTCGAGGAAGGCGGGCTTGAGCTGCTCGAGGGATGCGACGACTAGCTTGTCGACCGGCATGTATCGGTTGAGCATGATGTTGCAGGTGCCGAAGTCAGTTTCGATGGTCTGGAGGTTGACGCCACCGACGTTGCGATCGGACTGACGGAAATTGGCGTCCTTAATGAAGATACGAGAGAGAGCGCGCTTGAGGGGCGCGTTGACGATGATTGTGCAGGTCTCGGACTCTTGGATACCGCCAGCGGCCCAGACCTTTTGCATGAGGTCGAGGACTTCATCCTCGGTGAGCTGCGAGGCCTTGTGGGTCGAGGTCGCGGTGTTGGTGGTGAGCGCGGAGATCAGGCCGCGAGTCTTTCGCGGAGTCGCGTTGGTGGTCGGCTGAGCGAAGACGCCGGTCAAGAAAGACTTTTCGATATCGCGAGCGATCTCCTTGAGCTTCTGCTCGACCTGCCATGCCAGCTCGTCGGCGGGCACAGTGCCGGTGGTCACCTGAGTTGCGCCGGTACCGGAGCCAACCTGACGGGTCGCGCCGAGCTTCGTGTAAGACACTGCGACAGCTTCCTGATGGATTTCGAGGACGTTGAATGCTGAGAAGCGAGCGCGGGCTTCGAGCGCGGTGGCGTCTGCGCCTTCGGTGCGCTGACGAGTAGCATCAGCATCGCGCAGATCGTAGCCTTCCCACGTGAAGACCGTGGAGCCGACGGATTCGCCGCCGGTCAGGCCACCGATCGCGGAAAGCAGAGGCGTGTCCTCGGGAGACGCGCTGAAAAGCTCGCCGACGTAGTTCGGGCAATTGTAAGTGGTTGCCATTTCAGAGATGGTTGCCATGAAAGGAACTCCTTAAAGAAGAGAATGTGTTGATGGGATGGTTAGGAGCGTCCGAGCTGCGCGAGCTTGATCGCCTTCAAGCGGGACGACTCCTTGAAATCTCCGGCCTTCTGCGCGGCAAGAATCTGATCGTCGATCGACAGATTCGCCGGGCGTGCAGGGAAGCTTCCTGCGCCGGAGTCTGAAAGCTTCGGAACCACAGGCGCGGCTGATTCTCCGCGCCATTCTGCGAGGCGCTTCGCGTACTCTGCGATTTCCTCGTCGGTATCTCCGCGGATCAGATCCGCCGGGACGCCATACTCTGACGCGGCGGCTGCGATCTTCTCGGCGCGCTCGGCAGCACGCTGGAGATCGGCGACTTGAGTGCGCAGATCCTCGATCGTCGTATCCGATGCCTTGATCAGATCGGTCAGTGACTCGACCTGCTTGCGGTCGGCCTTGGCACGTCGTTCCCACTGTCGGGCGTGAGCTTTCCAGTCTTCGGGAGCTTCGGCGTCGCCTGCCGGTGCTTCTGCCGAGGCCTCGGCCTTCGCATCGGTTTCCGTAGAGTCGGCCTGCGTAGATTCAGCAGCGTCG